GGAAACTTTATTCAAAAAAGTTGGCAGAACAATATATTAGTGACCTTGAAAGCCATGTTTTATACAAACATGATGAGTCAGGCACTCCTGGGTACCCGTATTGTGTTGCTATTACAATGTATCCATTTCTTATTGACGGATTAAAAGGTCTTGGTGGCGAATCAATAGCGCCAACAGATTTAAAATCGTTTTGTGGAGAGTTTATTAACCTTGTTTATTCTATTTCCTCACAATTTATGGGTGCTGTTGCAACTCCTGAATTTTTAATGTACATGGATTATTTTATTAGAAAGGATTATGGCGAGGATTATATTAATAGGGTTGATGAAGTTGTTGATTTGAGTAGAAAGAAAAGAACAATTGGTGATGTTATTGACAATGCGTTCCAACAAGTTGTGCATAGTATGAATATGCCGGCTGGAAATAGAGGGTAGACTTGTGCCCTTACCGTGTTAAGAGCTTTATCAGGCTCAGTTATGCAAGCATCGGAGTAAAAACCGAGTAAGTAAATAATACTTGTATAGCTTCGGGGAAGGTTTTATAAATTCAGTATGCTTTTTGGAACATATAAACTATTTATATAAAGAATACAATAATGAAGATATAAAAATAATCCCGAACCAAATTAGACAAAATGTTTGTTTACAAAATAATAAATTCTTTAAATAAAAAATCATATATAGGAATAACAAATGATATTAACGAAAGGTTTAATTATCACAGAACTAGATATGATAAAATAACAAAAAAGGAATATATAGAAAAACCACTTTATAAAGCGTTTAGAAAATATGGAATAGAAAATTTTAAATTCATTGTTCTTTACAAGAATTTATCAATAGAACGTGCGAAAGAAAAGGAAATTGAATTAATAAGGAAGTTTAAAACGTTAACACATGAAAATGGGTATAATGTTACAAAAGGTGGTGATTGGCGTTCTAATTGTGGAGAAAACAACAACACAAGCAAATTAACAGAAGAAGAGGTTCTTGATATAAGAAGAAGAATTGAAAATGGCGAAAATATAAAATCTGTATATGAAATGTATTCAAATAAAATAACGTTTAGTGGTTTTCAGGGGGTATATTTAGGTAGAACTTGGAAATATTTGGGAAAACCGAAAAACAATGTACTACCAAATGGAGCTTCGATTGATAAAGATACTGTTCTTAAAATAAGGGAGATGTATGATGGTGGAAAAAATCCTCATCAAATATCAGTGGAACTTGGGTTAGAATATAAAAAGTGTCTAAGAATTTGTAAAAAAGAAACATATAAAAATGTCTAATGTGTGTAGAGAGCATTTCCTTTGTCGGAAAGTATGTCCCTATTGATACGGGTACAGAAACACACGGGCGTAGTGATACGCAAAAGGTGCTCCACAATATTATTTGATGGTTCCAATATCAACTAGTATTTTGACCAAACGGTTTTTTGGAATATAAGTTATTTTGATAAACCTTATTTTGAAGGTGTATTTGGTGATTTTGTTTTTCCTGATGACACAAAGCCTGTATGGGAAACACTTTCGTGGCTTCAAAAGAGATTTATGAAGTGGTTTAATAATGAAAGGCTGAAATATACGTTTACATTCCCAGTTGAAACAATGGCATTGCTAACTGATGGTGCAGATGACTTTATGGATAAGGAATATGCTGATTTTACGGCAGAAATGTGGTCTGAGGGACATAGTTTCTTCTGTTATTTGTCAGATAGTCCAGATAGCTTGAGCTCATGTTGCCGGTTAAGAAATTCATTGAAGGATTTGGATAATGCGGATGAAGACCATAACCATACAACACATCAATATTCAATGGGCACTGCTTCTGTTGCTACCGGCTCAAAATCTGTTATGACGATGAATCTTCCAAGAATTATTCAAGATGCGACAAGAAAGTATTTTGATGATGAATATGGAATGACATTGGAAAATGGTAAGAATGTTGTTGAAATGGGCCTTGAATATGATAAGGAAGAATTGTATGAATACATAAGGGAAGAAGTTAGGGAGTTAACTGAACGTGTTCATAAATACCAAACAGCGTTTAACGAGACAATTAAAGACTTCTTGGAAGCAGATATGCTTGATGTTTATAGGGCTGGGTTTATTGATATGAAGAAGCAATATTTAACAGTCGGCGTTAATGGAATTACAGATGCTGCTGAATTTCTTGGAATTAAAGTTTCTGTAAATGATGAGTATAAAGAATTTGTTAATAACATTCTTGAAACCATCAATATTTCAAACAGAAAAGACAAAACAAGAGAATGCATGTTTAATACAGAATTTACGCCATCTGAAAATTTGGCTGTTAAAAATTATAAATGGGATAAAAAAGATGGGTATTGGGTAAGTCCAAATAGAAATCTTTATAGTTCTTATTTCTATAATCCAGAAGACGAGAGTGTAAACATAATCCAAAAAACAGTTTTACATGGTAGGGATTATGTTAAATTTTTGGACGGAGGCTCTGCGTATCATGCTAATTTACAGGAACATATGTCAAAGGAGCAATATAGACAATTTATGAAAATTGCAGCAAAGAACGGGTGTAATTATTTTACATTCAATGTTAAGAATACTGTTTGCAATGATTGTGGCTATATAAGCAAGCATACACTTGATAAATGCCCTCATTGTGGAAGCACAAATCTTGATTATCTTACAAGGGTAATTGGTTATTTGAAAAGGGTATCATCATTTGCTGAGCCAAGACAAATAGAAGAATCAAAAAGGTATTATTATAAAATGTGATAAAAAAGAGAGTTAAACTCTCTTTTTTTTAAAAATTTGACTTTTTCACCAGGAACTCTATATTTATAATAAAAGTGGATATGGAAAAAAAATGTTGTATATGTGGAGGAAAATACCATGCAAAGGGGTATTGTGAAAAACATTATTTACAATTTAAGCGTCATGGAAAAATATTGGATAGAACAATATATGATAAAAATGAATGGAAAATGCATGAAGACTATGCAGAATGTGTTACATATGATAAATATGGTAACAGTAATGGCTTAGTGAAAGTTGATTTGGATGATTTTGAAAAGTTAAAGGGCTATAAAGTTTATTTAAGAGAAAGCATTAATGGTAAAAAGTATGCCATGCTAAGTTGCAAATCTCATAAATATTTTGTACATAGGTTTGTTCTTGGTATTTCAAAAGAAAAATATGACAGTTCTTGTAATTCAGTTGACCATTTAAATGGCGATTCGCTTGATAATAGAAAATGTAATTTAAGGATATGTTCTCAGAATGAAAATATGAAAAACATAAAGAAAAAAAATAAAATAATTGGTGTTACATATTTAACAAATGGAGCATATGGAAAAAATTATGTTTCAAATATATGCTTTGAATATAAGAAAAAGTATCTTGGTAGATATTATACGTTTGAAGAAGCTGTTTATGTAAGGTTGAAGTCTGAGTTTGATATTTTTGGCGATAATGGCTCAAATAGTGAGTATATATATGTTCTCGATTCTGAAAATCCAATTGAAGAAATTCGTAAATTATTACAAGATGGCTCAATAATTGATTGCGGAACAAAAGAGAAAAAAGAAATTGCTAATGAATTTTTGGTAAGATACAGAAATAGAACTAAAAGCAAAACAAAGAAAAGACTGGACGGTAAAAAATGTTGTGTTTGCGGTAATGACGCAAAGCATTCTGCTGCTGATGGAAATTTTTATTGTGGGAGGCATTATCAACAACTTATAATTAATGGAAAGATTCTTGATAATACATATAAAGATAATAATGTGTGGAAATATTATGATGATTATGCTGAGTGTGAAATTTATGATTCAAATAAAAATATTATAGGTAAAATGAAGGTTGATTTGGATGATGCTGATAAATTAAAGAAAAATAGAATTTATGCAACTTCTAAAAATAAACAAGGCAAAAGATATGCACTTGTAACTAAAAATGGTAAAAAAACATTAGTACATCGTTTTATTTTAAATATTGAAGAAAATGGGTACGATTGTTATTTAAATGTCGTTGACCATTTAAATAATGACACGTTTGATAATAGGAAAAAAAATTTAAGAATATGTAGCCAAAACGAAAATACTAAGAATGGAAGTTCTATAAATGGTAAAGTAGTTGGCGTAAAATTTTCAAAAGAAACAAATAAATACTGTTCTTATATTATTAATAATTATAAATATTATATGCTTGGGTATTTTAATAGCTATTCTGATGCTATTTTGGCCAGGCTAACAAAGGAAAATGAACTACATAAAGGTATTGGGCCAAATAAAGGTTTGTTTTATTTGTTAGAATTAAATAACCCAATAGAGGAAATAGAACATTTAATAGATTGCGGTACAATAAAAAAAATATAATTTAAAATTATGATTAAATATAAAGATTATTACATAGTTTTCGAGGAAATTCCTGAAAAAGTAACGCTTGCTGTCAATATAACAAATTGTCAAAACAGATGTGTCGGATGCCATTCCCCTGAACTAAGGGAAAACATCGGAACTGAGTTGACAAAGGAAGAGGTTGACAAAATGATAAAGGAAAACGATGGAATCAATTGTTTTCTTTTCATGGGTGAGGGAAATGACAAAGAATGCTTAATTTCACTTATGCAATACATGAAAGATAAGTATCCGTCTTTAAAGCTTGCATTGTATAGTGGAAGGGAAAAAGTCGAAGGCGAATTGCTTAGATACTTGGATTATGTCAAGGTTGGCCCATATATTGAAATGTATGGGCCTCTTAATAAAGAAACAACGAACCAGAGGCTATATAAAGTTGAACATGAGTTTGTTGATACGGAATATCGCATTACTGATATAACAGATATGTTTTGGAAGAAAAATAGAGTTCGTAATTTTTGATATGTAAAAAGGTTTGTATTTTTTATTTATGATTAATAGATTAAAATGTATTATATTTGATGAATTGAAAGACAAACATATGCCTCTTACTGAGAATATTTTGTCTGACGCTGTTTTTGATTATTCTGAGCGTGGTTTTGACATAGTAATGTCAGATGGTAAGGAAAGTATAAAAAAACTATTGTATGACAATAAAAACATTGATTGCATAGTTACGATTGGAGATGAAAAAACGTCATATTATAAAGAATTGTGTACATATGGGTTTGATATTAGGAAAAAATGGGTTAATATTCCTGAATATAATTCGGAGAAAATTGCCAAATTAATAATTAATGTTTTTCTTGGTAATATTAATAGAAAAAGGTTAGATTCAAATAAACTTTTTTCAATATTTACGTGCACTTTTAATACTCCAGAATATGAATTAACAAGGCTATATAATTCTTTGGTGAATCAAACGTACAAAGAATGGAATTGGTACATACTTGATGATAGTACAAATGATGACGTTATCGAGCTAATAAATTCATTTGAAGATTATAGAATTACCGTAATAAAAAACATTACAGACCATGGAAGTATTGGGTTCAATAAGAGAACAATTGCAATGATGTGTGATGGAGATTATTTGGTTGAGGTTGACCACGATGACGAGTTGACAAATGATTGCTTGTTTTATTTAAAGATGGCGTTTGACAAATATCCTGATAGTGATTTTGTGTATTCAGACGCTTTGGAAGATATAGAAGGTGAATCTTGTATATATGGAAATGGATGGGGATGGGGGGAAGGAACCCACAGGGAAGAAGTTGTAAATGGAAGAAATGTTAAATTGTCAGTTAGCCCAGAAATCAATCCATTTTCAATAAGGACAATCTACGCACAGCCAAATCATGTTAGATGCTGGAAAAAAGATTTTTATCATAGGATAGATGGACATAATTCTTCTTTTGGGGTAATGGATGATTGTGAGCTTTTGATAAGGACGTTTTTGAATGGAAAAATGACAAAAGTTGACAAGGTTCTTTACATTCAGTATGAAAAAAGAAATAGAGGCGATGGAAATGGTACTACGCAATCAAAGCGATTTGGGGAAATACAAAGAACATGTTGGCTATTAAAAGAATTTTATGATAAGGATATTCATAATAGAATACTTGAACTTGGCTTTTCTGATTATGCTTGGGATGAAAATGAAAATAAATCAATTATATGGAAAAAACACAAACCTGGGCTTGAGATAATGAGCCATTTGGTGAAACCATAAAATTAGGGTACTATATGCCATTTGGAACAAAACGCATCCTATTGGGTGCGTTTTTTTTTTACAATTGTCCATATTGTGCTATTTATAGAAAAAGAAACAAATGGGAACATTATTAAAGATAAACGGTCGCGTGTTTGAGATTAACAACCGCGAAAATGAGATTATGAAAGGATGGAGAAAAAAGAGAAGAATGAAACCCAAACCAGAGCCTGAGCCAGAACAGCATGAATATGTTGACCTTGGATTGCCATCAAAAACATTGTGGGCAACTGAAAACATAAAGGATGCAGATGGAAATGAGCTGTTTTTCGCTTGGGGCGAGACACAAGGATATACAGCCGAACAAGTAGGAAATGAAGAAGGAAAAAGAGCATTCAGTTGGGACGACTATAAATTTGCCCATGAAAGTGCATTGACAAAATACAATAGCAGTGATGGGCTTATGGTGTTGGAGCCTGGAGATGATGCTGCAACGGCAAATTGGGGCGAAGGATGGAAAATGCCGACAAAAGCAGATTTTGATGAATTGACGGCGAACACAACAACGGCTTTTACGGAACAAAATGGAGTTAATGGCTTGCTTTGTACTTCAACAGCCAATACCAATACCTTGTTTTTCCCTGCTGTTGGTGGCGCAGTGGAAGGTATAGTTGACTATGTTGGCGACTATGGCAGCTGTTGGTCTACTTCTTTGAATGACGGTGATGTTCGCAATGCTTGTCAACTCATCTTCTTCGAAACGTATGGGAGCTGTGGAGTGTACTACACTGGCCGTTTCTTTGGCTACTCTGTGCGTCCTATTCATAAATAACTATTAGCCACAAGAATAATGTGAAATGAAAAAAAGTGCTCCAAATTATTGGAACGCTTTTTTATGTTAACTGGTATATAGTTTCCTAAAAAATAGTAATAGTGTTGTTTTTGCTTGCTTTGAAATATTCATATATTTTTCTAAAATCTTCTGATAAAAATTGTGATTCTGTTTCAATGACAAACGTTTTTTTATTGCTATTTGATAAAGCCTCTTCTATTGAATTTGCCGTTTTACAAAAACTTGGAATGCTATTGTATTTTGAAATAACACAAATATCGTTGAAGTATCTGTTTGCGTAGTATATTAGAGAAGAAGAGCAAGAATCTGATTTGATTATGACCATTGAATTATTTATAAAGTTTTTTAATGAAATCACATTTTTATGGTCTAATGTCTCATTTTTGTTAATTTGGTACAACAGTTCGGAAGTTTCAATGTAATCTTTTATGAAATTATATTCTAATTCTTTTTTTGCCAGATATTTGTAAACGTCTTCTAAATATGGCTTGAATAAGTCATTATGCCTATTTTCTTTAAAAAACTCGAATGCTATGTATTTTGCATAGTCATTGTCTTCACTGCACTGCATTTTGTCAAATAAAAGTGCTATTTTATATTTATCATTTTTTATTGATGGGTCATTAATTTGTGATAATGCATAAAATTCATTTTCTGTTATTCTGTTTTCCGTTAGCAATATTGTTCTGAAATCATATGATGTTTCCAATAATCTATAGTCAAAACAATAACTTAATAAGCGTTTTGATAGTGGAATGTCGTCCCATAGCATTGTTACATCAAAATAATAGAAGTAGGCGGCATCGAAATTTGTTGGGATAAAATTTTCAGTGATTGATTTAAGGAAAATTTCTTTGTATTTATTATATTGCGATTTTGCTCCACCTTGCTTTTTATGCAATATTTTTCCTTTTGTTAACCTTGATGATACGATATTATTATCTTTTGTTTTAAGGTATTCGTGAACTGGATTAATCCAATATGGCTTTTTTGATTTTTTTATGATGCTTCTGCTGTCATAATAAAACAGTTTTGATTCTTTTTGGTTTTCGTCAAAATTAACCAATGGAATATATATTTTATCAAAATTGAAAAAATTATTTGTTTTGAAATATAATATTTCGTTTTGTAGTGATTCTTCAAACACTTCATCTGCATCTGTTGTTAGAACGTATTCTGAAGTTGTTTTGTCTAATGAGAAGTTTCTTGCCTTTGAGAAGTCATCACACCATTCAAAATCATATAATTTTATTTTTGGGTTGTTTATGCTTTTTATGATTTCTTTTGTTTTATCTGTTGAACCGGTATCTGTAATTATTATTTCGTCTGAAAATGAAATAATGGAATCAATACATCTTTTTATTACTGATTCTTCATTTTTAACTATTAAATATGTGCTTATTGTTTCCATTGTTAAATTTCTTTATAGTTATAATAGTCTTTTTCGTATTCATCGTGAACCTCTGTCAAAAACATATCCATCATATATGGATTTTTTACTTTTTTGTTGAAAAATATTGTTGAAAGTCTTTCTGATAAAAATGCTTCAATTCTTGCCTGATATTCTGGCTTTTGGTTCGGCCATCCTTTTAAATCTGTGTACTTTGAATGGTTTTCTATAACGTGATGTAATATGTCGTTGTCCGTTTTAAAGCCATTTATTTCATCGAATTTACCTAATACGCCGAACACAAACTCACACCATTCATTAAACATTTCTTTTTTAAGCACGAATATGTTGCATGGGTAAAATTTGTCATATGCAATAGTTTCTATTGCGGCCCCAAAATATTCTGGGTAATACTTGCAAATAATATCCAACACCAAAAGAATATCTTTTTTTGAGTGGCAGTATTTATAATTTTGGTAAATATTGTTCCATCCAAGATTGAAGTTTGGGAGTATTGCATCGTGATATGTGAATATTTCATTCATATTTGGTATATCATTATAGAATTCAAAATATCTTCTATAATGTGCTGTTCCAACGTAGTTTTTTAATGGATAGTTTTTCCAAATATAATGTATTCTTGCCAATTCACTGTATCCGTGTTCTTTTTCAAAGATGTTTTCCTTTGATTTATCACATACAATATGCTCAAGATTTGATTTTATTTCTATATCCTCTATTGATACTATCTTATAGCAAGGATTTGTTGGCTTTTTTTCAAAATCACGATGCGTTAATATAAAAATATCCAGGTTTTCGTTCATTTTTTATTTTAATATACTTGTTTTTAATCTTTTTGTCAATATATTGTTAAAAAGTGAATAATGAAAAAAAAGAAAAGTATAGGTTTATGACAAATCATAGTGTTTTGATTACTGGCGTTGCTGGTTTCATAGGTAGTAGGTTTGCTGATTGGATTTTAGAAAACCATCCTGAATATGAGGTTGTTGGCATTGACAATTTGTTTGGCGGTTATATGGATAATGTTGATGATAGAGTCGTGTTTTATAAGGAAGATTTAAGTACGGACAAAATAGACTACATTTTTGAAAAACATGGGTTTGAATATGTTTTTCATTTTGCAGCATATGCAGCAGAAGGTCTTTCACCTTTTATGAGGATGTTTAACGATAGTAATAATATGTTATCAACAGATAACATAATAAACGAATGCGTAAAGTATGGTGTTAAGAGACTTGTTTACACTTCATCAATGGCTGTATATGGAGAAGGAATGTACCTTGGTAAGCATTTTACGGAAGAAGACATTCCTTTTCCGATTGACCCATATGGTGTTTCTAAATACGCTTGTGAATTAAATATTAAATCTGCCGGAATAATCCATGGACTTGATTGGTGTATTATACGGCCACACAATGTTTATGGAATAAAACAAAATATATGGGATAAGTATAGGAATGTTCTTGGAATTTGGATGCACCAAGCTTTACACAATATGCCAATGACTATTTATGGAGAAGGTGAACAAACAAGGGCATTTTCTTATATTGATGATTGCTTAGAGCCTTTTTGGAATGCTGCAACCGATGAAAAGGCTTCAAAACAAATAGTAAATCTTGGCGGCTTAACACCGTATTCAATAAATGAAGCAAATAGGATTTTTTCTAAAATCAGTGGATACGAAAATTGTGAATATAAAGAAAAAAGGCATGAAGTTAAATTTGCTATTCCAAATGGTAAAAAATCTATTGAAATTCTTAATTATAAACAAAATACAAACCTTGAAGAAGGTTTGAGGAAAATGTGGGATTGGGCCAAAAAGCAGCCAAATAGGCCGCAATGCAAGTGGGAAAATTATGAAATAAATAAAGGAATATATAGTTATTGGAAGTAAAAATTTAGTATATGAAAACAATTGGAAATTATAATTATGAAGCATTATGCGAAGAAGAATGTAAAAGTGTTATGGTCTATGTAATAACGCATAAAGATTTTCCTTATTTAATTCAAGATGAAATCCATCGTGTTCTTCAAGTCGGTGCTGCAATAAATGGAAATTTGGGAATTGGCCTTTGTGATAATGTTGGAGACAATATTTCAGAGAAAAATAAGTTTTTCCTTGATACAACTGGAGTTTATTGGATTTGGAAAAATGCGCCTAACTATGATTTTATTGGAAATCAGGCATATAGAAGAGATTTTAGGCTTTCAAAAAATGAAATAATTGGCATTCTAAATGAATACGATGTTATTGCATCACCTGTAAATTTGGGGATTTCGATTTATGAACATTATAAAAGATGCCATATCATAAAGGATTTGGACACTTGCGGTGATATAATTGATGAACTATATCCTGAATACAAAGGAAAGTTTAGTGAGTTTATGAAGACAAAGGAAAAATTGTATATAGGGTGTGGATATATTACTTCCTATGAAAAATACAATGACATTAATGAATTTGTGTTTAGTGTGCTGTTTGAACTGGAGAAAAGGTATGGGTTCAAGACATATGAAGAATGGCTTGACTATGCTGAAAAGTCTGGGCAAAAACGAGTTCCTGAAGACCATAAGCATAATGGGATTACTGCTGCTGAATACCAAGCACATTTGTTTGGCCAATTATATGAGAGAATTTTCACATTTTATGTCTCACTAAAATATGGTAAGATATATGAAAAGGAATATGTCAGACTTGACAAGGAATATGAAGTAAAGAACTTAAAGACTCTTTTGTGCTGTATAGGAAGGCTTGAAAATCAATATATTCGTGAATATGTGGAGTATAATAAGAAGCTTGGTTTTACAAATATTTGCTTGTATGACAATAATAGGGATGGAGAAGAAGATTTCCATGATGTAATTGGCGATTACATTGATAGTGGGTTTGTCATATTGAAAGATTATAGAAATATAACGGAGCCTTGTCAGCTTAGGGCATATAATGAATGTTATGCTGAATATGGCGACAAGTATGATTGGATTGCTTTCTTAGATATAGATGAATTCATATTTTTAAACAATTATCGTTCAATTAATGAATTTTTATTGGATGACAGATTTAAATTTTATGATAAAATCCATTTGAATTGGTTAGTGTTTGGAGATGGCGATGAGGTATATAATAGCAAAGTACCCGTATTACAAAGAATAAGAAAACCGTTAGATGTGAATTTAGCAACAATATATGATTTTCCTGATACTTTCCATATAAAGCCGATTATTAGAGGTGGTCTTGGAAAAATTACGTACCAAGCAACACCACATACGCCTATTGATAATGTTAAGTGCTGTAACTCATATGGTATTGAATGTGACCCAAGGTCACCATTTGCTCCTTATGATTTCAGAAATGGAGGAATTCTTCATTTTACAACTAAAACAGCTGAAGAATATGCAAATAAGTTAAATAGGGGATTCTGTGATGGAAATCCATCAAGCCTCAAAAAAATGGTTGAATTATTCTTTAAGAGAAATGCAATAACAGAAGAAAAGGTTGAGGTTATAAAACGTATTACCGGATATGACGCAAGTTATTTACTTCCTTATAGTGGCGAAAAGAATAAAGATGTGCAAATTTATTCGTTGTGCTTTACTAAGAAAAATTTCAATTTTTTGGATGATTCAGTTGTCACCCCGTTACAAGTTGGGGCTGCAAATGGGACAAATGTTTGTGCTTTAAAGGATAATGTTGGGGATAATATTTCAAAATCAAATTATTTTTATATTGAATCAACGGGAACTTATTGGATTTGGAAAAATGTTAATGATGCAAAATATAAAGGACAAATGCAATACAGAAGACCGCTTTCTGGCGTATGTGAAACAATGGATTTTGAAAAAATATTTGAAAATTATGACGTAATTACGTGTGTTCCATTTAATCATCCCGAAAACAGCAAGCCAACTAAAGAACAGCCTATGTTTATTCCTGCCAACACAGTAGAGGAAGGATATAAGTTTTCAAATTGCCTTGATGATTTGCTAATTCTTGAAATGGCTGTAAAATATTATTTCCCTGAATATTCTGAAGATTATGACAAATACATTAAGAAAGGCGAAGACCTTTATTATTCAAATGGGTTTGTTATGAGAGCTGAGGACTATGACAAATATGCTGAATTTTTATTTGGATGTCTTAATGGGTATTTGGCATTTGCTAATATTCATTCGAAAGAAGAATTATTTGAACACGTAAGATATAACCTTGAAACTGGTAAATACATAAGGTATAACGACAAGAACCCAATCAATGAGGCAGGATTTAAATGGCAAACTGAAATTGGCGGATTCTTATCAGAAAGACTTTGGACACTATGGGTTCAACATAATTTCAAGCAAGATAGGATTTATAAACTTCCATATATAAAGATGGAAGATAATATGTACACTTAATAATTTTGTTAATTACTATTTATTTAAGAAAAATATTGTGTAATGGGAGTTATTCAAAGATATGGAATAAAATATCCGTTTACATCTGATAATGAAGAAAAAATGTTTTTGGATGTAAATAATAGTGAGGCTGAATGTATTAAATCAAAATTGTTACATGTGATTTTTACGCCAAAGGGACAAAAGATAAGAGACCCTGAGTTTGGCACTAATTTGATACAATTCATATTTTCTCAAAATGATTCTAACACTATGTCAGACATTAGAAAAGAAATTAGTGATTGTGTGTCTAAATATGTTCCTGAAGTTATTTTCAAAAACATTAATGTTTACAAGGAAGATGAAGAAAAATCAATTGTTGTAACTATTGATTATGATGCAAAAATTGGTAATAAGGTTGAATCAACAACTGTTGGCGTAAAATTATAAAAATGGAAAAAGGAATATCATATTTAAACAGAAATTTTGAAGATTACAAAGAGGCATTAATTGAATTTTCAAAAAAATATTATCCTGATTTGGCAACACACTATGACGATGCGTCAGTTGCTGCTTGGCAATTGGATTTAGCTGCTGATGTCGCTGACAATTTGTCATATCACATTGACAGGGTATATCAGGAAACAAATATTGACACGGCACAAGAAAGAGGGTCTTTATTTGCAATAGCAAGGAATAAAGGTGTAAAAATACCTGGCCCAAAAGGCGCTATGACTGAAATGAAGATAAGTTTTACATTACCTGTTGACAATAATGCGCCAAATTATGGGTATGCTCCAATAGTTAAGCGTGGAACTAGATTTTCTTCTCCAACTCAATCTTTTGAATTACTTGAAGATATTGATTTTTCAAGCCAATTCGATGCAAGTGGAAACAGTGATAGGACAGTTGTCCCTACAGTTAACACAAGTGGTGTCATTACTGGGTTTACTGTTTCAAAATTGGCTGTTGCTGTTGCAGGTGAGACGAGAATTTATAGGCAAATTTTAAGGCCAAGTGACGTATATCCTTTTATGGAGATTGTACTTCCTTTTAATGGAGTAATGAATATTGAGTCAATTTTATGTGTTGATGGCACAGATTCAAAAATGCTTCCACCGTCTTATGGCGATTTTTATAGTTCTGGCTGTACAGGGAAAGAAAGGTTTTACGAAGTTGATAACCTTGCCCAAAATTGGGCTTGGCTTGATTTGGAAAACAATGGAAAACCTGTTAGATATTATTATGGGTACGAAATAAATGGAAGGCCGGCAACTAGTGTAAACTATTGCATAACACGTGGAAAATGGATGCCGATTGAGCATAAATTCATTACCGAATATATGGATAACGGGTATTTGAAGATTATATTTGGCTCTGGAAATGGAAATGTCGTAAAATTAGACGAAAATTCTTCAATGGCGGAATTTTCAAAATGGCAAATGACAAGGATTTTAAATAATAACAACCTTGGAATATTACCTAAAGGTGGTTCAACTATATTTGTTTTATATAGATTTGGCGGAGGTAAATCAAGTAATGTACCAAAAGGCGCAATAAACAAAATTTCTTCGCTTAATGCTGAATTTAGAGGGCCACAAGAATTGGCTGATTCGATTTATAGAACAATGAAAGTTGAAAACACGACCCCAGCTGTTTCCGGAAAAGATATGCCAACAGAAAGAGAACTTAAATACCTTATAAAGTATAACAATGGCTCACAGGAAAGATGCGTGACAGTAAAAGATTATATAGACAGAATTTTAAGGCTTCCACCAAAATATGGAACGCCATTTAGGGTTGGCGTAATGGAAGAAAATAACAAGATAATGGTTTATCTTCTTGGAATTAATTCGCTTGGAAAACTTGATAACAACGTTCCAACAACACTTGTTAAGAACATTGAAGACTATCTTAAAGGCTATAGAATGGTGAATGATTTTGTTGAAATTAAAAGCGGTAGAATAATTAATTTATCATTTGATATTAATGTTATTATAGACAAGAATTATGATAAGGCAACGGTTGTTTCAGATATAATCAATGCTGTTTCAAACTATTTCGATGTTAATTCAAGGTTTATGGGCGAGGAAATTTATGTTGGTGACGTTGAAAAAGAAGTTTCAAAAGTGGATGGTGTCATAAACTTGATAAGTTTCTTTGTTTATAACGAACACGGCGCTGGATATTCTTCAACCCAAATAGGGCAAGAAATCATAAAAATGTCAGATTTTGATGAAGAAATTTATTATTTGGGTGATGGCGATGCTGATATGATTGATATAGAGGCAACGGATGGTATTCTGTATGGTGATGGGGATAGTATGTTTGAAATAAAAAACCCAGAAAAAGATATTAGGGTTAGGATAAAGGAAAAGTAATATAAACATAGTGTTTTAATTGCAAAAGAGCAGCGTAATACTGCTCTTTTTTGTTTATATTTACAGACCTTTTCTTATATTATAAAAAATAAGAATAACTATTTATTAAAGACAATAATAGGACAAATGGGATGCGCTTGTAAGACAAATCAACAAATATCGTATTTGCAAAAAAAATATGGTGATAAACAGCCAAAAAGCAAGGCAACAAATATTAGGAATATGGTTTCTATTTCCATCAAGAACATTCTTATTGTGCTTTTGCTGATACCTATAATGCCTATTATTCTTATTTTTTTGATTTGTAGGCACATTTTTACAAAAAAGCCGATTGATATAAACAAAACTTTTAAAATAAAGTGATATGACAGATACAAATAAAGCATATAGAATTAGAACAAACGTTGGCTCAACAAATACAAGTGATTATGTTAGTGTCAATGCTGACCTTGTTCAAGATTATGATACATTTGAAGTACTCTCTGTTAAAATAAAGAGTAAAGACACGTATATGCTTCATAATTCAAATTATGGAGTAGTTGTTGGGCGTGTTATAGCAAATAACGGATTTGGGATTCCAAATGCAAAATTGAGCATTTTTATACCTTTAGACCCAAATAATGGAGAGGATATTAACAATATATATCCATTTAATTCGAGCGTTTCAAGGGATAAAAATGGTGTTAGATATAACCTTTTGCCGAATGAACGTGTCGATGGCTGTCATCAAGTTGTTGGAAGTTTCCCAACAAAGAGATATATGCTTGATAATGACGTAATACTTGAGGTTTTTGATGATTACTATACATTTACAACAAAAACAAATAACTCAGGTGATTATATGATTTGTGGTGTTCCTGTTGGGACATATACACTTCATATGGATTTGGATTTGTCTGATTGTGGAATATTATCACAAAAACCAAGAGATTTTGTTTATAAGGGATATACAATTGAACAATTTGAAAGCCCAACAAAATTCAAAGGAGGAACTGACTACAACAATCTTAGTCAAATCTTCACACAGGACCAAATTGTGAACGTTAACCCGTTTTGGGGTAATGACAGCCTTGGAGAAACTATAGGCATTACAAGGGCTGATATTGATGTTAATTTTAAGTTTGAACCAACTTGTGTTTTCATTGGCTCAATTGTCAGTGATAATTCTTCTAACGGATTTTCAAAGAAATGTATACCAACAGAAAACATGGGTAATATGGAAGAGTTGGTTACAGGTGAGGGAAAAATAGAAATGATTAGGAAAACACCTGGCGGAAGTGTAGAACAATTCCAAGTAAAAGGTGATAAACTTATTAATGCCGATGGAATATGGTGTTATCAGATACCAATGAATCTTGATTATATGGTTACTGATGAGTATGGCAATATGGTTCCAACAGATGACCCTGAAAGGGGAATACCAACAAGAACGTCTGTAAGGTTTAGAATTTCAATGGAAGATTCCGAGGAAAACACGGATAATTTCTTCAGGGGTAAGGTTTTAGTGCCACACAACCCACAGATTATTTCAGTAACTGATGAAAATGGCTCATACAATGTAAACCATGAAGAATATGACTATGAGTTTGGTACATATACAAGAGATGAATCGTTTAGGGATTTGTTTTGGAATAATGTATATTCAGTAAAGTCATATATACCAAGAATACAGAAGTCGAATGGATGGAAAAGAAAACCAAGATTTTCTGGAATTAAAGGGATACAAAATTATGGCCCTAACAACCCAATGCCATATAATAATATTAGGATTAGGCTACCACTTATGTTCACAATAATGTGTGCATTAATAAAGGCTTATATATTTATTGTTTCTATCATTAATACAGTTACTGTATGGATATTTAGGATATTGGCGTGGATTTCAGATAATATATATTCAAATTTATTTGGATGGGTCAATAGTTTAATTGGTAGAGTTGCCAATTCTATGTGTAATTTAAGACTTATTGTTTTAAAAGATGGCCTTTGTCCTGATTTAGAAAATTGGTATTTTGCACCATCAATGAATAATGAAAACTCAAATACAAATCCATATTATTTTAGTGGATATACTTCGCATGAAAAGATACAAGAAGGGTTTGCAGTCGCATATTTTGGTGGCTCTGCAAATAATGGCGAAGATGATGATGGGTATGACTATTCTGAAAATGGTTTTAAAAGTGGAATGACATTAAAAGTTTGCGATAACAGACATTGTACTGGAGGAACAGTTCCACAAAGTTTTGATGAGGCAAGAAGAGGAGATAAATTATGTTGGTCTGTTAATATTTTGGAAAGAACTTTGGGCTCTATTGCTGCTGAAGAATTTGAACAAGATGATAAGGTTTCAATAGATGCTGAAAATAACGAGGAAATGGGTGGCGAATCTGCTTGTATTACAAAAAAAACAGATTATCTCATTGCTTGTCTTGAAATGAATTTAGCCCAAGAATATAAGGTTATTAATTTTGACTTTTACAATGATTGGATAAATGGTGTTATATATAATCCAAGATGGGTTAGATTTAAAAAGAAAAAGGTTAGGTTTTTGTGGATTACTTGGGCTAAAGAAAAAATAAAAGGTTGTATGGATGATACTACTGTTTTTAGCAGAAATAGGAAATATGTACAACAATGTTCAATTGGTTATAAAGAAAAGAAAGTTGGGAATTATAGGCTTTTAACAAATGTTAAAAATCCAATTGAATATGATACAAATGAAAACCCGCCAAAGGTTAAAAAATCATCAATTGTTAAGTCAAATAACTTTCACAAAAGAAGGGGTATAAAAATGTCACGTGTTTTTGGGGAACACGGTGGTATATGCCATGAAGGTAAAACATTAAAGGGACAAAGTGTATATTATTTAAAACCATGTGAATTCACAAAGCAAGGTAAAAAGATTAATTTATATGCTACGGATATAATTTTACTTGGAACATTTAATGATTGTGATTTAAACGGAATACCACAAACATTTCAGCATTTAAATAGTACGACATATATAATGCCGACTAATTTAGCGCTTACAAACATGGATACAAACGGCCCGTTGTATGCTCAAGACAATGGAACTATTTGTATGGGTGAACAAGACACAAAAGAACAGTTAGCTAAAAAGAGAGATGAATTGATAAGCGGATGCTATTTTGCTCCTAATGGAATGCCATATCCTCATCCAAATTCCAATCCGATTGTTAGGAATTGTATAAATGAAGTTTTAACTTGGTATAATAATTCACTTTTACAATTAAATAATATAAAAGTAAGCGGAGCAAGTATAAGTGAAGTAAAACAAACACTTGGAAACGAATTAATGTATTATGAGTTTACTAATAATAATGATAATAAAATAAGCGATAATACATTTTTTGACGGTGAAGATACATACAATGATACAATAGCATTAACAGAGTCTGCTGGAATATCTTGGAATTATACAGGACCAGGACAGGGAGAGATAGACGAAGAAAGAATGTATTATCCTGGCGGTCATTTTCTTGGCCTTAGTTGTGTTAATTCACAGACAAACATAAAATCTTGCATTAACTTATCAAGAATATGCGAGATAGGTGCTAATATGTCACAAAGAAAGGAAAATGTAAGGAAAATAGATGATAATGGTAAATTAAGGTACACATATACAGTTCCAAATGGATTTATATCCGGTGATGATATTGTTGATACTGATTTTAGGTCAATGTTTGCTACTTTGAATCAAAAAAGGCTTAAAGCAACTAAAAGAAATAAATCTACAGGATATTTGGTTTATGATTTTGAATTTGAATACCCAACAAATTTTGATGGGTCTTTTGGTAATATTGTATATGATATAACGTATAATAATAGGACACCATATAACGCTAATATTAGTGGTGTTACGGATGAGAATTTAAAATCGTTTGGCATAGCACGTGGATTTGATAATGAGGATTATGATGATGAAGAAACCGAAAACACACAAACAAGGACGAGGGAAATGACAAGCGTTGACTATTATGCGTTTAGGCTTGGATTAACACATAGCCAATTAAGGCATAGACTAAATAGTGAATTTAGATTTTTGGAAAAAGAAGAAGGTGCTTATTATTTGCCACAATATGAAAATAGTTATTATTTTTATTTTGGGCTTAGACAAGGTGCTACAGCATTGGATGAATTTAATAAACAATTTTATGCTGAATGTGATGACTTGAAAATAAAGAAAGCGCCTAATTTGATTGTTGTTGCTGACATTAGTAATTTCTGTGAAGGTAAAGGAAAAATCCGTGTTATGACTGAAGGTCTTTCATTACCATATCAATATGTAGAGGTATATTGTCATAATACGGGAGAAACTTATAAGATAGGAACAAGGCCACGATATGGCGCTGAAATGGCTGTTTTGATGGAAGAAATGTTTTATTTGCCGAAAGAAAATGAAGCAGAACATGAATTTGAATTTGGTAAATATACGATAACTGTTGTTGATGACGATGATATTTCAATATCAAAAGATGTTGAGATTGGTACAAATTTATTCCATTATGACTATAGTATTGTTAATTTCACAAATCCAATTAATGAAAATGGAAACAGTGATTTTAAAATATTCAATGGAGGATTTGTTCTCGTTGAAGGATTCTATTGCGAATATGAAAATGAAAATGTTGAATACGTATTTCAATTAAAGGACGATGAAAGTGATTCATATATTGGGTCACATGAATATATGGAATATCCAAATGATGATATATATTGGCATTTAGCCTATGGTGAAAAAAAAGATAAAGATTATTCTCTTTATTTAAGATATAGGTGTGATGAAAATAGTGATTACGTTGATATAAGGATAACTACGGTTAGATTTAGGGATAATTCATATCTTGAATTAAGGATTGGGGAAGATGGCCTTTATACTGAAAATCCATTGATGGATTCAACAATAATGAACAGTAATATTGTATCTTGGTGGTTTGATAGAAACAATTATGATGTTGGCGCAGACAACCATGCCGACAATTATAAGAGATGGTTCTATCGAAAGATGTTTTCAAAGCAAAGTAACAATATAGAGTTTGATAGTAGGGTTTTTGCACATGGCGGTAGAAAAGCATTATGGGGCGTTCCTCAGACGAGAAATTCAATGGTTAATATTAATGGATGGAGAAGGATATATTGTTCTGAACGAGAATATGAATTACCAAATGGCACATATCTTAATGATACTAAAACTCTTAAACCAACATATGGTATAGATGTGTGTGGAATAACGCCTTCAGAAGAAGATAATGAGTCAGTAATAAGCAGAAATGCAAACGAAGGTAATTGCACATTTAATTATTGTGCTCAGGCTTATAATAACTCAGATGTGTGCGGAAAATATGGCTTTATGTTTGATAAAAATAATCATTACGGACAAACAATGCAGGTTGTACCAAGTGGCGATAGATTTTTCCACGAAGGATATGGATGCGTATTTAAGCCACTTCCATTCGGTAATTTAGTGTTCTTGGAGTATAATGATATGGATGAACTTATTGAAAAAATAGAAAATGCAACAACTGCAAAGTTTGGAATTGTTTACCCAACATTTATATATCCGGTAATGAAGAGGCCATTTTTTGCCTATTTTAAGGCTGTGCTATGGAATAATATAAATGTTAGCACAAGTCAGAATGGATTTGGCGATTTGGTCTTTGTTGAAAATGATAAAGATTATGGGTTTAAATTGAAACTCAATATACATAATGGTATTACGTATGATAAAGAGTTTGAATCAATAAAGATGATGAATGAAAATTATAATACGTCTACTGTATATGGGGATACTTATGGGCTAGAAGAATCTTCAAGCGAGGACCGTATTAAATTGTGTGAAAAATATGATGATAATTGTTTGTCGGATATGGAAAATTATAATCATATAGTAAGTGCCATCGTTAAAGAGGGTGTTCCTAATGAACATCATGATGACCTTACCGACTTTTCAACTTATTTATCTGTAAATGAGCAGTATTCATTTATTGGCAATATACTTTATAGGAAGAACATAGAAACAAACAAGATAGATTATGTTGCTGCAATTGATGAAGAAGACATAAAATATTACATAGGCCATTATAGTCCGAAGATTGATGGAGTTGATTTTCTTGAATCAAGAAATAGGGGATTTGACGGAAAATATGCCTATTATAAAAATGGAAATGAATATATTGTTTTATGTACATTTGGTGAGTCAATGGGTATAAATTCTAATTTATGGTATACAAACGTATTTGTTAGTGTTAGAGATATTGATGATGGCGAGTGTTTTGTTTCTTATGACTATATAAATGAGGAAGGTGTCAATAAAACATTTGATAAGTTTGTTACTTTTAATGGGTACATGACTTCACATCCATATGCAATTAATGATATGCTTGATTTGATGTATAACGGCGGATATTTTAATACTGACAATGGTGTGATTGTTTTCCCATTTAAGCCAATATTAAATTATAAGGTAAAGAATACGTTGAATATTAACAATACTGAATATGATGATTTTGGCGAGTTTATGCAAATGTTGGCACAAAAGAGACTTTTGACACCTATTGACCATTTGGAAAATTTAAAGCCTCTTGAAGCGGATAGTGTTGTTTTTGGCGTTGGCGTTAAAACAATTCCTAATACTGAAGACAATGAAATCGTTTCTAACGTTTATAAAGTTTATCCGAGTGCTATTAGGTCTTTCTATAATACAAATTCAAGCTTGAATGGGTATAATTTAACTGTTACACCAGACCCATATTCATCAAGCGGCACAACGAGTGGTAGCGGAATTTATAGCGAAAGCCCTTATAGTGTCGGAAAGGGTTCACATAATGTGAATATGACTGTTGAAGCTGAATCTCCTTGCATTATTAAATTTAATATGGAAAACAATGGAGGGTGGTGCTATTACGAGGTTAACGGAGAAGGCATTAATGAATATGGCTCAAAATCAGTTGTATACAATGGTATTCCGATTAATGTCGTTATACATTTCACAGAAAATAATGAAAATGGAAATAGAGCTTGTACTTTGGGCATAAAGTCATATTTTGGCGTTGTTCGTGATAGCGTTACTGTAAATCTTAATCAAAGGGGATTGAATTCTTCACCGACACTTAGAATTAATGTTACTGAGAATTTCTGTGGGCAAAATTGTATGGAAGCGTTAATACGTGATAACCAACAATATTCTTACACATTTAAGGTATCTTGTAATAATTTCCCATCGTTTGACAATTACGAAAAACTTTATTTATTGGTTGGAGGTAGTGGGCATTATATGAACAATAACGAATATACGCATGCTTTTGAGGGTAGTAATCATAAACATCCGTATTTCATACCATATAGAATTGAATTTGACGGGCATGATGAAGTTTATCAATTAACAACAAATCCTTATGGCACTGAGGCGTTTATTAGTGATTTTGAACATTATGAAATTGAAGTACCTGATAATTCGTTGTTAGGAGATTATATTATAGAAATAAATCATACATTTAGTTTGTATTATGATTAATGTTTTTTTGGAAGAAAATAGAAGTGTATTATCAAATAATGTTGAAAACAATTTAAAAATTGATTTTGATACCAAAAAAAGGCTTTTGCCGGACGAAAGCCTTGTTGATAATTTTTCGCTATACGAGCAGTATGTAAAGGAAAGGGATGAATGTTGTGATTACAGATTGATATTAAATGTTAATCCGTTATGCAGCAATGTTCTGTTTAATACAATTTCTGAAATAACAATAAACGAGGGTAGTGATTCGTGCAAATGCTTGAATTTTATGAATAACGGCCTTGATAAACAGACATATGCAAAAAATGCAACAAATTCAACTAATCCTATAAAATATTATAATGCAATACAAAACACAGAGTATTCACATGAAAAGAATGGAAATTTTGTGTATCATTGTGGGGTTGACATATTTAACAACCATATGCTTAGGAAAAGGATATTTGTTCACATAAACAAAGTGAATTATAGGCATGGTGATACTGCGTATACGGCGTATAATACGATTAAGGATTATTTAAGAGATTATGAAGGGAATATTGTTAGAGAACCATTAAGGATAAATTATGTTTATGCGAGTTTGGAAGGGGAAGGTGAAAATGCTGTAAGTGCAATGACAGCAAGGCATATTTATGATACGAATTCATTGTATTCTTTAAAGAACGCATATTATGAGTATTGTAGAGATAACAATGGATGGTGGGGATTTACGAATCCTGGAATGATAAACATAAATACGACAAGTTCTTCTTCGATATCAACAAATGAAATGCTTGCCAATAATAAGCCGTGTGAGTTTATTGACATGTATCCTGACAGAAGTTTGTTCTCTTTTATACCAAAATACAATAAAAACAGAAGAAGGGTTGAAAAAAATTGGGATTATTGCGTAACATATCCATATGCAAAGGATTATGAATTAATAGACAGTATTTGCGGAGGAAAAAATGGTGCAATAAAGGCCCGTATAAAGAAAGTCACGTCTCCAAACGGTGTTGTTTTACTTCAATGCACATCATTATTTAAGCATAGTTTTACAAACGGTTCTTATGTTAATTTTTACTATTATATGGTGAAAGGTGGCGAAAAACCGACTTCTGTTAATGCCTCAAATATAGTAAGGTCGTTAAAAGATGAATATTATTCACAAGAAGAATCTTCTGCAAACATAGGTGAAAGGGAATATACCGAAGACGAATTATCGTTCCAAAGGTATCAAAGGGATATAAGGATTTATTCTGTTGGAGATGCGGAAGGAAACTTTAAAGACAGGATTTTTTCTGTAAAATATAGTGATATAAGTGAAATATATGATAATTTTGCTGCATTTGGATGCTTCTATAAAAAGTTCATAAACAATTCAGAATGTTCTTATTATGCAAGAAAATTCAAAAAAATAAAGAATAAAAATGGTGGAAATCTTTTAAGTGATGTGAATAAAACAGCATTTGCAAAAAACATATATGGTGATGATATTGCTCAAATAATTTTCACTGACACAATTGATTTGTGTGATGTAAGAGACGAAAACGGACGTGATGTTTCTGAATTGTATTTTACTGTAATAAAAAGAAATGCCGGAAACAAGGAATGGTACATAAACAAGAACACATCAAGTGCGCTTGTAGAAGAGTCACATTGTTTTGGAACACTTACAAGTGGTGTTGATTTTAGTGGCGTGGATGTAAACGAAGAGCCGTTTGACTATAATGCCCATTATTTGCATAATTTAGATGAAAGCGTTTGTTATAATTCAACGACAAATACGGAAGACAAACCGGCCAGAAATACATTTTCTGCTTGGGGTGATACTATTTTAATGGGTATGCCAAAATACATTGAAAGCGGAATTACAATTGACGATGATGAATTTTATGGCGACGTTGTTGAATTTGACAATTACAATTATGAAGTAAATACAATAGGAAATGTTTATCATAGGTTTAACACAATGCAAAGAGAATTGTTTGATTTGTCTTTCAGAGATTTAAGGCAGGATGTTGTTGTTCATGATGATTATGATGCTGCAAATCTTGGAAGCGGTTTTACTGTTGATACATACTATTGTAATGATGTGTTTACTAGTTTTCACAGTGTTTATGATAGTGCAACGACAAATAATTTAATGTATAGTAACATAATGCCTGAGGGGTATATTTATAACCCACACACGAAAATAAAAATTAAGGAAGAAAGTAATGTTATGCATTCAGACGCTTATTACATAAACTATGACAGGTGTGATGTCTCGTTTGATGGTGATTATATCATATTAAATGTAAGGATTCCTGCTGATTATTCTTTGATAAAAGGTGATTATGTCGCAATGTATGATAAGGTTAATGGAGAAATTGCGTGGGGTGAAATAAGGTCTGTTAGCGGAACTTCTATTAGTGTTTCGTTGGATATGGAAAGTTTTTACGGCGTGGATATTGCAAACAATATTGATTATTTTCTTCCTTTAAACGGAAAAAGAAGATATTTTATGTTTTGGTCTAAAAATAGTGTTCCTATTTATGCCAAATTATGCCTTGATTCAAAGACTTTTTCTTGGAGAAATACATTAAAAATGTCTGAACTTGACAAAAATAGTGAATTGTTTGATATGCCATTCACAAATGGTTGTAATTATATACAAAAGAACATTAATTTCCCATTGAAGAGACAAGACCCAAGGGGAGAATATGG